GTCTTTCCCCTGTCGGCTCCCTTATTTATTCGTCTACGGGGCCTTCGTCGTCGGTGGAGTTGACAGGCACCGGAGGGGCCGAGTCCACGACGGTGTGGCAGTTCGGGTTCCCCGTGGTGAACGGCCACACCTATCTGGTGTCATTCGTAGGGCAACTGGCTACCGGGGGCTCGGGGACGGCGGCGTCAGTTGGAACGGTCTTACTGGCACCGACTGGGGGTGACGCCCCTCTAGCGCCTGTGTACCTGGGTAACCAGACCCAGGTGCCGCCTGGAGGCTATTTTCCCTCCGCTGCTGGCACGTTTCCAGTCGTCGCTACCACGACAGGGACGTGCGTCGTCACCCTGCAAGGCCAGCTGAACGGCCCGTCCACGTATACGTGCGAGTGGGGGGCGAACAGTATGGCAGCCAGCGTGATAAGGGTAGCGTGACCAGGAGATTGGGAAGGAGAGCAACATGAGCGTAACCACAACCGGGCCGGTCAACATGGAGCAGCTCTCCGCTGCGTTGCCCGGCCACGCTTTCTCATCATCGGGTGACCTGACGGCCTCGGGAGCCTTGATCTGGGCGCCGAACGGCGACGTGACCGACGCTCAAATACAGACAGCGCTGGACGGGATCACCTACGAGGCCCCCGCTGTGGCGACGGCGGTGACGACCATCGACACCCTCCTGACCGACCTTTCGGCGTTGCAGACGCAGATCAATGCCGATGCCACGTCGGTGGCGAGCTGGAGCACCCTGAGCGCTTCGGAGCAGGCTGCGATCATGGGCCGGGTNGTCAACGGTTTCGCNCAGGTGNTNGGNGCCATTCANGCACATCTCACGGTCAGTGGGGACGACTGAAAACGCTCGTGTGGGGATCGGGTAAACCTCGTTGACCGATTTTGCTCGGCTCTCTCAGAAAGGTAGTAGATAGATGGCGTCAATATATGCAGCTCCCACGATGGAGTCTCGGTCCATCAGCTACACGGCTATCCAGGTTCTGTGGACCCCTCCAGCCGCTGGTGTGCTAGTCCGTCTCGTGCGGAACTCATATGGTCTTTCGGCTGACGAGAATGACGGGGCTGTCCTCGTTGAGCAGCCATACACAGCTCTAGGTAGCTACGTCGATTACACGGTTTCCCCCGATGCGGCTGGCTCATTCTTCTACTACTCATTGTGGAACCAAGACTCTTCGAGCACTTGGTGGTTGGCTGGGTATGTGCAGGCCATTTTTCCGAAAAACTGGGGCTACGGAACCATGCTTCAGGGGTGGCTTCCCTCCTACATGGCTGAGCTAGATTCCGTACTGGCAGCGTAAGGAGACGCAGTGACGTATGTATCCAACATTCCGGGTCAGGTCGCTACCGTCACGGCCCCTCCATACCCTCTGGAGATTGCTGAACCGTTCAGAGTGGGGCCAGGGGGCGATATCCTCACCATCTCGGATCCTGTGGCTGTGGCGGCGCAGTTCTTCTTGGATATTGCCTTGACGGCCCCAGGAGAGCGCGTGATGCGCCCCGGTTACGGGGTGGGGCTTAGGCGCCTCGTGTTCGAGAACGCTGGGATGACGCAGTTCCGCCAGTTCGCTGCCCAGTTACAGACCGCTTTTACGGCGAACAACAACGGGTACGCCAACATCACCGTGGGGGTGATTCAGCGTCCTGGTGGGGTCTACGCCTTCGAGGTCAACTTCACCATCGACCAGAGTCCGATCCTCCACCAGGCCGTGTTTGACGCTGCAGGTAACTTGGTAGGGAGCACCTAATCCTATGTCCTTCACACCCTCGCCTCTCGGCTCCTCTAACCCCGTCCCGATCGACTTTACGAGTCGCGATTACACGTCCATCCTGGCCGACCTCATCAACGCCATCCCGAGCTTCTTGCCGGAGTGGACCTCCCAGAACGTCTCCAGCTTCGGGGTAGCTCTCCTGGAGCTGTTCGCTTACGTGGAAGATATCGAGCAGTATTATATCGACCGCATAGCCAATGAGGCCTTCTTGGCGACGGCGCAGCAGCGTTCTTCAATCCTCAACCTGGCGTACCTGATCGACTACGCGCCGGGGGATGCTACGCCATCGGAAGCGGCGTTGACCATCACGCTTAACCCCAACACCCCCCAGTTCGTTCTCCCAGCGGGGACTCTGTTCTCCACCCAGGCTACGTCCACCTCCCCTGCCGTTGTCTTCCAGTTGACGAGTACCCACACCGTCCAGGCGAATACTGGCAGTACCTCTCTCCCCATCACGCAATCCGAAAGCGGGGCTGCCTTCACCGTCTCGCAGGGCACGCCAGTGACGGGGGAGTCGGTCGGGACGTCAAGCGGGAATGCTTCCCAGCAGTTCACGCTTTTCAACACCGGGGTTGTGGTGGCTTCTATCCAGATTTACGTCAACGAGTCCTCCACTCCAGGGGCTGGGAACCTGTGGAATGTCGTGTCCTCACTCAGCGACTCTGGCCCTTATGACGCCACATACGCAATAGCTGAGGACGCTAACGGCGTTATCTACATCATTTTTGGTGACGGCGTAAATGGGCGAGTGCCCAACCCCTCAGCGACTATCACCGCTAACTACACCATAGGTGGAGGCGCTTTCGGGAACGTAGGGGCTAACCAGATCGTTGTGAACTTATCCAACATCTCAGAGATTGCTTCCGTCACCAACCCAGCTGCTGCCGTTGGTGGGGCGGACGCTGAGACAATCCCCCAGATTCAGGTCAACGCCCCAAAGAGCCTCACAGCCGCTGGGCGCTGCGTCAGCGAGCAAGACTACGCCTCGGTGTCCCTGGCGGTGAGCGGGGTAGCCAAGGCGAGCGCTGTGGCTTCCGCCTCAGCCGCTTCGGTGAACTTGTACGTCCACCCTGTAGGCGGTCCTTTCACAGTTGCGAGCCTAGGCTCCCAGGTAACAGCGCTGGCGCCTCTTTTGACTTGGGGCGGCCCTGGCCCCTTAAGCTCAACCGGCGCTTCTGGTTACCTAGACAGCAGGAAACAGGTGGGCACTTCTGTTTCGGTCCTCCCGCCTACGGTGGTGGGCGGGGGCATAGGCTATGTCCAGATCGTTATAGGCGCCAATATCCAGGTGCTCCCCACCTATACTCAGGCTCAGGTGGAGCAGTCCGTGCTGGCCGCTCTCGTCGCCCTATTCGACTTTGGCTCGATGGCTTTCGGCCAGCGTCTTACCCTCTCATCTGTCTATCACGCCATTCAGTCCGTGGGAGGGGTGGACTATGCCACAGTCACGTCCATGTACCGCTCTGATCTCTCCCCCGGTTTGGGAGACATCGTCTGCGCCCCTAGTGAGCTGGCTGTGGTCACGGACCCTGATACGGGCCTGTCCCAGTTGACCCTTACGATGGCGGGGGGGCTGTGACAGGCGGTATGGCGTGAGCGACCTCTCCAATACCTATGGTCAGCTAGGGACATACCTCTCTCGTCCTGGCGCCCTCATCCCAGGGTCCAACAAGGGGGTCATCTACTCCGGCACCTCTGGGGCCGTTCTTACCATTGGCGGTGGGACGGGGTCAGTTACCATCACCGAAATCGTGGCGAATGTCACGGAGGCGGCCCCAAACATCACGGTCTCATGTGGCTACACGTCGACTGATGGTGGCCCATCAGCGGCAGTCCGCGTCCAGATCCAGCGCTCAGATGGGCAACCTACTCCTACGGGTGCGCAGTTCTTCTATGACTCCGGTTGGCAGGGGAATGACACCCCCAGTGGGGGCACAGTCTCGTTCTCGATCAATGCTGTTGACGAAGGGATCCCGACCGACACCGGCTCAGGCAGCTCGGACACAACGCTTCATCTGGTCGCCATCATGTTAGTGTCGGAGCAAGACCCCCCCGCAAGTCTGACGGCTGTGGCTACAGCCACGTCAGCGGCTTTCGATATCCAATGGGGGGTTTCCACCCTCACATGGAACCCGGCCCCTCCTTCCTTGGTCGGTACCGCTACCGTCACGGCTGATTGGGCATTTTCCTCCACGAGGGGATTCTTGGAGGGATATTGGGAGGTCACACTATCCACTCCAGAAGCGACACACGCTCTTTATGATTCAGGGCTACAGAGCGCGCCCCCTGCCACCACGTCCTACCCTGTCCCCTTTGCTCTCGTGGACGGGACCGCCTATCTTCTGACGGTCGCAGCCTCTAACTCCAACGGGGTGCCAGCTCCCCCTCTCACGGCGTATTTTTCGGCTGCCCAGTCCTCATCGGGGGCGCCTTTAACTGGTGGGCCTCTTTCCCGGTTTCTCGCCATGCTAGCGTTTCAGCTTGACGTCAGCCGGTCCCTCATCGAGCAGTTGCGCTATGTCAATGACCCCATGCGCTGCCCAGGGAACCTGCTCCCAGCTCTGGCACAGCAACTTGGAGTGAGCTACGAAGCCGAAATGGGGATGGAACAGACCAGGAAGCTCCTGGCGACAGTGGTTCATCAGTACAAGACCAAGGGCACGTATCCGGGGATGGAGGGGATCTCGTCCGCCGTGACTGGATGGGGCGCTACGGCGTCAAGCGGACCCAACATGATGCTCGGGCTATCCCACTATCTATCGTGGCCTGCTCTATCGGGCCTCTCTTCTGGGGCGTTGACGGGAACCGCAAGCGCTCCTACGCCCCCTTCGGGGTACACCGGGACCGGCTTCCCTACGACGTGGCCCTTCACGACAAGCGTCCCTCTCCCGGCGTCAGCGTCATGGGCGACCACAGCCGCTGTCACAATGGGCATCACCACTGTATTCGGAAACGTCATCTCAGCCGTTGATGCGTCTTTCGAGGGGTCTCTGGGTTCGTGG